CGTCTCCGCGTCCGTGTGAAGAAGGCCGTCGACACAACCGGCCAGCCAATTTGGAGCTCGGATCCGCACGGCGGCGTCAACACAAGCTCGCTGATCGGCTACCCTGCGGCCTACAACCGTGGCGTCTCCGGCAAGTACACCCGTTACGGCAACCGTATTCAGAATATCACTCTGAACGGTACACCTACCGGCGGAACGTTCCTGATCTTCGGCAACGGCAACTCTCAGACAGTCGCGTTCAACGCTTCGGCGGCTACTGTCCAGACAGCCGTACGCGCCCTAGGCGGACCTTTCGCGGCGGCAACCGTCGCAGGTACCGGCCCATGGACCGTGACTCTGGCCGGCGCTCCTACTGCTACCGGTACTCCGGGCACAGGCGCTCCGATCGGCGCAACCTCGAACGTCGCAGGCGCTAACACGCTGACCGGCGGCACGAACCCAAGCGTCGCAGTGACGCAGTCTCCGGCTCAGGACACCCTAGTCCGTGCGGTCGGCGGCGACTGGTCTCAGTGCGCATGGGGACAGGGAATGGACATCACCGTCAAGGTGAGCACCGAGGCGTCCTACGTGGACGACGACGGCACAACCGTCCACTCTGCCTTCCAGGAGAACTTGGTTCTCTTGCTCGTCGAGGCTTACTACGGCTTCGTGGTCGGCAACGCGAACGCGTTCGTCATCTACAACGACTAGTCCGTAAGGATTCTCGATCATGGCACTCCTCACACTGGCAGACCTTCGGGCAATCGAGCCGAATCTGAATGACGACAAGGCTCAGGCCATGATCGAGGATGCCCTATCGTTCGCAAGGGTGAAGGTCCCGGCAATCACCGGGACCTTAACTCTTGATCAAGAGAACGCGATCAAGGGAGTCCTCCGCGAGCAGGTTCTACGCCGGCTCGCGAATGGCGACGGGAACGTTCAGCAGCAGAGCGCCGGACCGTTCTCCATGACGATCGACTCGCGCACGACGCTAGCCCCGATCGTCTCTGATCATGCTCTGAACCGGCTCCGCGACATCCTCGGCGTCCGTACGGGATCGGCGTTCTCCGTCGATATCACCCCGGCGGAGGTCGAGGACTGGCCGGACTGGCCGGTAGGGATTCATGAGCCCGGGTGGTACTAATGGCGTTCCCCTTCGGCGAAACGATCACTGTGTACCGCGCGGGCACCCGCACGGATCCCTACTCCGGCGAGGCTACCGCAGACTGGTCTAACCCGACGACGTTCGAGGTCGAGGGATGCGCGATCTATCCGACCGCGAGCACCGAACACCCGAGCGTCGATAACTCGGCGGTCACGTCTGGGTTCACCATCCTAGCTCCGGCAGGAACGGTGATCACCCGCAAGGACCGCGTCTCAATCCGAGACGAGACGGTCCAGCGCGAGGTAACCGGCGACCCCTTCGACTGGCACCATCCCTTCACGGGCTGGGATCCCGGCGTCGCCTTCGAGATCGAAGGAGCCGAGACGTAATGGCCCGAATGAAGATCAAGATCAACCATCGCGGGATGGCACAGATCCTCAAGAGCCCCGAGGTAGCGCGCGAAGTGCATCACGTGGCGGAGGACATTAAGGATCTCGCGTACGAATTCGCTCCGGAGGTCTCCGGAGACTACAAGCGATCACTCGAAGTCATCGACGACGAGACGGATCGAGCGGTTTCGCTCGTGAACGTCGGCGTCGACTACGGGCTCGAAGTAGAAGCGAAGCACGCACCCCTAGGACGAGCGGCGAACGCGAGGTCCGGATCATGACAGACATCGATCTCTGGGTAGTGAATGCATTGCGAGCGGCTCTCCCCGGAGACGTAAAGGTCGGCGTCGTCGACCCCTCCGGAGCCTCTCGATTCGTCCAGGTTCGCTATGACGGCGGAACTGAGCTTGACGTGCTGCGAGAGCGCGGACGACTCACTCTCAACGTCTACGCCGACAGGCTGGACACCGTAAAGGCACTAGCCGATCTTGTGCGCACAGCGCTAGACACGGCAGTCCAAAACACGGGCGTGATCATGAAGTGCGTAAAGGGTTTCGGATGGAACCGCGTCGCCGAATCTGATCAAGCCCTGTCCCATCTTGTCGCGGGGTTCGATCTCATCGTTCGCCGCGCGTAGACAAACCCGACTATGAAAGGCATCCGATATGCCAGCAGTAACAAACATCGTCGCGGGCCGTCCCGTCGCAGCTTCCGGCGTGATCTTTCGCGACGCAACTAACGCGGGCACACTCCCGACTAACACATCGACCGCTCTCGTAGCGGCCTACAAGACCCTCGGCTATGCCGGCGCGGACGGTCTCACAGAGACAATCGACCGCTCGACAGAGAAGGTCAAGGCGTGGGGCGGAGACACAGTCAAGGTCCTTCAGACCGACTTCTCGGTTCAGTACGAGTTCATGCTCTACGAGACACTCTTCGACGAGGCTAACAAGGCCATCTTCGGAGACACAGCGGTAACCAAGACCGCAACGTCAGGTCAGCCAACGCTCCTCGCGATCGCGATCAACAGCGCCACGCTGCCTAACTCACGCTGGGTCTTCGACATGAAGGACGGCATCGCCAAGGTGCGAATCGTCGTTCCTGTCGGTCAGGTTACGACCGTGGGCGAGATCACCTACTCGGACGAGAGCGTGATCGGCTACCCCGTCACCGTCGAGGCATACCCAGACGGTTCCGGTAACCAGGCTTACAAGTACACCAGCGACGGCGTGAACAACCCGTAACCGGTTCGTAAGAC